CTAATAAAGTAGTATCACCTGTTCCAATTGTTCTAACTAATACGTTTCTAAAATCTTGTGCCATATTTTTTTCCTATAATGCAACGGCCATTGCTAATGCAAAACCATTACTTGCTGCTCCTACTGGTGTTCCTGTCGAATCTAAGTAGACAGACTTACTTGCAGGCATTGTACAAAATACATCGAGAGTGCCTGAAAAATTAATTTTTGAAGTATTACCTAAAGAGTTACTTAAAACTGTATCTCTTGCAAGAGTATCAGGTGTTGCATCAGTTACTGTACCAATACCAACTTCCCAATTACTTGTACCTTGAGCGTTGATAGCATAGTAAGTTGTATTACTATTACCAATTCCTGCAACAAAAGTTACAAAACCAACTGAAGCACCGGCAAGATTTAATGTGCCTGTACCTGTTGTTGTACTAGTTTCTTTTACTCTGTCATTTAATACTAAAGCCATTAAATATTCCTATGGGTTTCCAGTTATACTTAATAAAGCGCCAGATCCTGAAGGACTTCCTGCAGTTGCACTTGGAAAAGTAACTTTAAAATCACCAGCTGTAGAAGTAATGTCACCACCAAAATCTAAAATTGCTACTAGATATTGGTTAGCTGTTGCTCCACCGGGTGCTACGTATTTATATAACACTCCTGTTCTTGCTGTAATTGTAGAAGCTGTCCAAGTAGGATCAGTTGTAAAATCTACTGTTGTATAATCTCCAGTTTGTGCCACTACTCCTTGACCAGTAGTTTTTCCATCTGTTGTATAAGCCGTTCCACTTGTACCAACTTGATTGGCTACAGCAGAAGAATAAACAGAATCAGATACTGCGTAAGGTGTTGCAGTGGTATACAAAGCGAGATAATACGCATTGTTAGCAGATAGATCATGCTGTCCTTTTAGGATTCCTTGTTTAAAAGCATAAGGTACTACATTTGCCATATTTTTTTCTCCTTAATTAATTTGTTCCGTAACTTGATGGCGGTTTAGATTTTAATTGTTGACGAACCATGCCATCTTCATATTCGTCTCTGCGTCTGTAACCAATTTGTTCGGTTGCATACGTGGTAAGAGCGTTTTCATATTGCCCTTGGTAGTATTGTATCATATCTTGTGGACCTTTCAAGTATCCAAATGTATTTATCAAACACCCATATAAAAGCAAGTCTTGATATTTATTAGATAGATAAGTTCCTAAAGTAGAATAATCTATTGGAGTTGTTTCTGTAATGCTTGGTGCTTCTTTATTATAAGCTAGTGTTATAGAGTATGTTTGGTTTGGAGTGGGAGCTACTACCCAAAATTCTTCATCCCAATTACCATAATATTTTGGAATATCTACAGCTGCAGTATTTGGTGTAGAATAATACTCAGCCATAAAACTAGGATCTCTTTGTTCTAAAAAAAATTGATTGCCTGCTGTGTCTTTAAGTTGAACATAATTAATAGATCTTAAATCTTGTGGAATAGTTACATATCTGTTTCCAACAATTAAAGTAGATGTTGCATAATGAGCATTTTGATCCGTAGGCACCGCTCTTAAAATTGCATTTTCAGCATTTTTTATTTGAGTTGCTAAAACTGCATCTGTTAAAACTGTATCTGATACTTCTGTGTATCCTCTAATATCTGATTGTAAATTTGCTAAAGTATATGCCATATTATAATGCCTCCAATGTTACAGGTCCTGCTGAACATCCTGAACCACCACCTTTAACTCCACTAGTACTAGCAGCATCAGCACTTTGAAAATAAAAGTAACTAATAGGATTAGTTAACACATCGCTTGTAGTATTACCAGTTACATTTCCTGCTGCATCTATTTTACCTAATTGAATTGTAAAACCATTTGCAGAATCAATATCTGTTACACCTGAAATATCTGGTATAACATTATAAGATTGTAAATTATAAGCGTCGGGTCCACCAGTTCCACTTGAAGTTACTAAAGGTGCTCCTCTTAATCTAACTTTACTATCAGCTTTTCTTTGATGATCTAAAGAATAAACATTTACATAAGTATTACCTCCAGAAATAATAATTTCAAAAGGATTGTTATCTAATAAAATTAATTGAGCTGTAGATTCAGCTTGAGGTCTTGGGTTTTGTAAAGCTTGTGGATCGTTGCCAACTGGTTTTGGTTCAAGTTGTGGTTGTTTTGGTTCATACTCTGAGTAATGAACTAAAGATCCATTCCATTCTCTAACCATTTCTGTATATGGAAATCTTAATCCTGATCTATCAGAAATTGCTAGTGCTTGTTTACCTCTTGCAAAAACTCCCATTATGACATTACCCCATCACCATAAAATGTTTGTGGAGAAATAAATGTAGATGTACCTTGATTATCTGCATCTAATGCTCTTAACATTTCACTTTCATAAATTCTTTCAAGATCTAAAGTTCGTTCTGGAGAAAATTTCATACTTAAATAATATGCAAGACCTGACATCATGCATGGATAAAATCTATTAACTACATCAGAAACATTTGTGTATGCTCCTGGGTTTTCTATTTTAGATAAATAATAAAAACAAAATTGAAAACTACTTGGTGTAGTTGTGCTTGATACACTTGAATTTGGTGTAGCATATAAAAATATACTTGGATTAATTTTTCTTTCCACATAAAACTGCGAAGGAGTTCCTTGTACTAATTTGTTAGGAGTTGCATTATATGTTGATCTACTAATTTGTGTTAGTGCTATGTCTTGAGGTGCTGTAGTTGTAGAATTATTTCTATAATATGCTTCTAATATTTCACTCATATCACTTGGAAAATTTATAGAATCTGTTGCAAAACTATATTCTGCTTGACCTAAAACTAAAGGTACTTTAGCTAGTTTTACTTTCCATAAATGAACACCTCTGTTTTCCCATTCTTGAAACATAATATTTAAAGAACGTCTTGCAGATCTTAATTGATAACCTGTTCTAGTCCCTCTAATATTAGTTCTTTCAAATGCTTCTTCTATAATATCATCTATTGGTGGATTAAATTTATTAGATACTCCAGAAGATTGAGTAATTGTAGGTGCTGAACCACCCATGCCAGCATGAGCTGTACAATAATAAAATAATGGAGGTACAGTTTGGTCTGTAGTTGTAGTTGAGTTTCCTACAATAATAGTAGTATTTGATCCTGCATTTCCAGATACACCTGTAGTAGTTACACCTGTAGTATAAGCTGCCGCTGGTGAGTTATTTGGATTTGTAGAAAATGCAAAAACGTGAGTAAGGTTGGTATTATCCGACGTATCAAAGATATATGTATTACCTTCTTGTAACTGAATAGTTGGGCTAACCGTACCATTAATATAGTATTTATTTCCTGTACCATATTGGTTAGTACCAGTTGCAACCGTAACTGTATAAGTAATAGTCGCCATGTAAAAACCTTATCCGCCAGTTATAGTTAAAGTAACGCTTCCGCTTGCTCCAGCTAAATTATAAACAATTCCATTTTTAAATAAAATACCAGAACCTGGAACATAAACTTCTAAACCTTCAGTACCATAATTATAAGTAGCCACTAAATTTCCAGCTGCTGCTGCACCTGCTGTTGCTACATCGTAAAGTAATAAAGTAGAACTTGCTATTCCTTTTCCTTGAATAGAAGTAATTCTAGCTCTACCTAATCTTGATAAAGTATCAGCTCCAATAGTAGCGAGGTTTAAGGTTGTTTGATCGCTTGAGTATGAGTTTCCCATTTTTATTTTTCTCCTAATTTATTCTATGCTCCCAAAGGAGCATAGATAATTAATTAATTACTTTCAGCGCCGTTTTTTTCGTCAGCTACAAAGTAGTAAAGAGTACCACTTGCAGAACCTGCTGCAGATGTATTAGCTTCATGAGTAACTGTTAATTGTTCTCTTGCGCCCGCAGCATTTACAATAGCTGGTCCATATTCAACCGCATTAATAATTGTTGAAATACCACCAAGTGCTGCACCATCAGTTGCGCCACCTACTACTGAAAGAGATTTTGCTGTAACTGGTTGAGCAATTGCCAAACCATTTGGATCTGCAACTACAGTTCCAGTTCCTACTGGAGTATAACCAATATCTTGAGTAGCACCTCCAGTACCGCTCGCATCCCAAATTGCTATTTGGTAAACGACAGCACCTTTTGGTAAAACTACTGAAGTTGTATCTGTTTCTGATTTTTGTACATTTCCATCACCAGCTGTTAAAGTATTTGGTATATGAAAATTTGCTGTTGCACACATAGAGCCAGCTATTGAAGTTCTTAAGCCGTCTCCGTTTTCTCTAACGTTTCCTAAAAAAGTTGTGTTAGCCATATTAATATCCTCCTAGATATTTTAAATACAGTCCCTAGGGAAGTCGACTATATGCGTCTGTATTCAATAAGTTTATTTAAATATATAGTAAGGTAGTTATAACTGATTTTTTAGTAGAGTGCAAGAGAGCCTGTAATGTGGAGTGAATTTTCCAACGATGTAGCTTTTTATTAAGTAGCTACAGAAACTTGCGGAGCTGCGTCTTCGACAGTATTCTGTCTGTGAGCAATAGCTGCTTCTTCCAGCTTAATGTCAGTAATGACTTTTTTAACTTTGTCATCAATTCTGACCATTTCAAGAGTATACTTACCATTGTCAATATGCTCTTGTTCCCACTTCAACTCCAAGGACCTTTTTTGTTTGTATAGGTCTTGTATCATCAATAACCTCCTCATAAGTTATTCGATTTATCTCGTTATTATAGTTGTTTCCGAGATACTCCCATTTTATACTCTTTTCTCCTAGCTTGTCAAGTATTGCTTTTTCAACACTTTCAGCCGTATCTTCAACATGCTCAATATTAAATTTTGCATGATGGTCATATGCCCAAATATTTATGCGAGTTTTTTTCATTTACACACCTTTATATGTAATAAAGGGGCCGTTTTAAGGCGGCCCCTGAATATTTAATTATTATGCAGTCCCTGGTGAACCAAAGATACCTCTAGGGTCAGAGAAACCAAATACGTATCTCTCTCTAGCTTTGTATCTAACGTTGCCAGTATCAAAGTCACCTTCCATAGTAGTTTTGATAGGTGATCTGTTGAAATGTTTTAGACCATTAGGCACATCTGTTTTGATAAAGAATGCATCAGGATCAGTTAAGTAATGGTTTACAGTATAACCTTCTGGAACCATTCCCATGTTCTTGATAGCATTGATATCATTATCAGCTGTTCCTACTCTACCTTCAGACTTCATAAGTCTGTCAGCAGTGAATTGCAGTTGTGGTGGAATAATCATTTTCATTCCTCTAGCCGCAATTTTTAGGCCTCTTTCATCAGTGAAAGCAGAAATGTCAATTAAAGACTGCTCTAATGAAGTTTCATTTAAGTCAGCTGCAACCGCTAATTCATTTCTGAAATTTCCAGAAAGAGTAGGGTGAGCATCACTTAATAAAGCAACTCCATCGCCGCCTGCGTATGTATTGTCAAATCCATTGTTCAATACTGCAGCGCCTTTAATTTGCTTAGTGCTTGCCATTGATCTTGCTAAAGCTTTTGTATATCTAGACGCAAGTCTGTCATACAAGTTATCTTCGATCGCTTCTTCAGTGATCGCAAATGCTAAAGCAATTGTTTCGTTTGTGTAACGAGCTGTGAAAGTTTCTTGCGCATCGTCGTATGATACACCTTGACCTTCAGGTTTTACAGAAGCATTTCCGAAACCACTTAACATTACTTCCTCTTCGAAAGCTCTGTCTGAAGTTTCTGTGTCGAAAATTTCTGCAGCTTCGTCCGCATATTGTCTGTACTCTAGTCCGAATAAAGCATTCAGACCAGGCTCTAGTTCTTTAACTAGTTGTGCTCTTGATATAGCCATAGTTATTTATCTCCTTATTCGCTATTAGTTGTATAGGTGAGAGGCTTTAGCGATCATAACAACGACATCACTGCCCTCGCTTGCATAATCGTTTTGACCTGGGATATTAGCACCTCTTATCAATGTAAACATTGAAGTAGCTGCTACTGTTGCAATAGAAAGTCTTTCGTCAGACATTCCACTGATACCAGTTGCCCCATTATCACCTGTGTTATAGTTAAGACCAACATCATTTTGTTGCCAAGCTGCGTTAGCTCTCATATTGAATTCCTGGTTAGGATTGTCCAATACAAAAGCAGTTCCGTCACTTGAACCTGTGTTGTAATCTACCGCAAAGTTTGTTCCACTCGTTACTGAGTTTGCAAACGTCGGTTTTGATGTTCCTGCATCTATGTAGAAAGCACCATTAAAGACTCCTACTAATAGAGGGTCGTTGGTATTTTCCCAACCTGCTCCACCACTATTGTCATCGTCTGTTGAATCGTAGGTAGCATCTTGAATATAACCTTTTTCAGCTGCCTGAGTTCCTGCATTTAGAGAAACCGGGTCGCCTTTGAAAATTGTATTAAAAGCTGCGCCTGCGTAATCATATAGCTTGTATTCAGATTGACCAGAAGTTGCAGGTGTTGAACCTACAGTCATTACTGCTCTACATCCGTATCCAGCTGTACTATCGTTAGCCATGTTTTATTTCCTTTTCTTAAGTGTACCTGCCCGTGAGGGCCTCCAGTACGGTTAACATTTATTTTGTTGGTAAGAAATTACTAAAAGATTATTTCTTTGAACCACCAAAAGTTACACGAGTCTGCCTTTCATTATTGATTGGCATACTTGGGTGCTGTTCCTTAAGAACATCGTTATTCACTGCTTCATCACGTTGCTTAGTTTGATCTTTATAATAAGCTTCACGTTGTTGCGCGATTTCTTCGGGTATCCTTGCCAGCACAAGGCCTCCTACTCCGATAACACCAGAATATTTTCCTGTTGCTAAAGATGGAAAGTCTTGTTCAGGATATTCGTCAGCTCTCACTAACTCCCATCCTTCTCTAAGTTTTCCTGATACATTTTTTGTATCGTCAAAACCTAGGACTTCAACTCTAATCCATCTGTGTCTGTACCCTTCGGGTGCAGGTGGTGCATCGAGTGATGAGGGTGGAGTCCAAGTTGTAGGTTTTTTAACCTTGTCTCTTGTTTGACTCGCACGAGAAGTTTTAATTGTTTCATTTTCCATATGCTTATGCTCCTTCCGTGATATTTAATTGTTTCGCATATTCTTCGAGTGGCACGCCTATTCTTTTAGCAATTGCTACCTGTGATGGCGAGAGTTTCACAGTTTTTTTGCGTCCAGTTGAGCTCGAACGTCTAGCTGAAGCTACATTCTGAGCAGGTCTTGCTCTTTTTGTAGTATTGTCTTCTACCTTATCAAATTTATGGGGAAATTCAACTCTTATTCTTGAATCAACTTCTTCATAATATTCGTCAGATTTAGGATCAAATCCTTCTTTTTCTACAAGCGTTTTATGTATATCAAACGCTGTATAAGTCATAGCAGTATCATTACCAAACCATGAGTTTTTTGCAGCCCATTCTTCAGCTTTAGGATCACTTTGTTGTGATGGTTGTTGTTGCTGTGGAGTAACATTAACTTCTTTTTCTTTAGGTTGTGCTACTTCTCTAGCTTTTAAAGCATTAACTCTAGCAGATTCTACAGTTAAATTAGCTAACTGTTCTTGTGCTGCTATTTGTGCTTCAACATCTTGTGATTCAATCGCATTTTTAAGAGCTAGCTTGGCTGCTGCCATACTAGTCGTAACTCTGTTTTCAAA